AGATGCAAAAGAAGACATTGAAGAAACCTTTGATTATAATCCCTTTAAAGTTATATGATAGAAGAACTATTTAATAGCATTAAAAGGGGTAAAGAAGGTTTGAACATAGGTTTGCCATCAGGTTTACCAAAACTTGATAGATATACTTATGGAATACAAAGAGGATGGCTTACTTTGTTTGGTGGTGATTCTGGTAGTGGTAAAACTACTTTGATGCTGTATACAAATGTATATACCCCATTTATGCACTATCTTAAAAATAAAGATAAAGATAATAGTTTAGATGTTAACTTCTTATTATTCTCTTTTGAGATGAGTAAAGAAGTGCTTCTTGCTAAATTACTTTCTCTTTATATTCATGAAACATATCATAAAGTAATTTCTTATTCTACAATTCTATCTCTAAATGAACCTATTTCTGATGAAGATTTACAATATGTAGAAGCTTCAAAGAATTGGTTAATAGAACTAGAGAAAAAATGTACAATAATTGAGAAACAATTAACTGCACAACAAATTGGTGTAGCTTTTAAATCATGGAGTGAAAGATTTGGTAAGTATGAAACAGATGGTATAAATACAACATATATACCTAATAATCCTAAACAGTTTTTAGTAGCTGTTGTGGACCATGTTAAATTACTTGCTAAATCTGCTGGACATACTGATAAACAAGAGATAGATGAATTATCTCAAGTTGTAATGGAAGCTAAAAATTTAACCAAGTCCTCTTGGGCACTTGTTCAACAGTTAAATAGAAATTTCAAAAGTATTGAAAGAAGAAAAAGTCAATGGAACTTAGTTTCAATGGAAGACTTTTCTGATACCTCTAGTACAGCACAAGCAGCAGAGATTGTGGTAGCTATTTACCATCCAGCAAGGGAAAGAAATCTCAGATGCTGTGGATATGATTTCTCACAACTTGGAGATAATGCTGATAGAGCTAGAATGCTTTTACTGCTAAAACAAAGATTTGGTATTGCTGATGTGGCAATGGGTACTGCTTTCTATGGGGAGACTGGATTATGGAAACAACTTCCATCTCCATCTGAACTGCAAGAACATCCAGAGTTATATGAACAATATAAAAATTTATAATAATGGCAGAGTTAATTGCAATTGTAGGAAACTCTGGGTCAGGTAAATCAAGTTCTATAAGAACACTTGACCCAGCTAGCACATTTATTATCAATGTGGCTGGTAAACCACTTCCTTTTAAAGGATGGAAAACTAAATATCCATTCTTGAAAAAGAATGAAAATGGTCAACTTAGTGGTAATTTACACAATACATCTAATGTAGATGAGATTGATACTTTATTACAATATGTTGATAAACAAAGAAAAGATATTAAAGTTGTTGTGTTGGAGGATAAAAATGCACTTTTTTTAAATTTTTCTTCAAAAATATTTGGAAATGTGAAATATTTTTTGTATCTTTGTACTCGATTTTAAATTTATATAATATGAATATCAAGTATAACAAAGAACAAACATTGAAATTGTATCAGCAAGGTCTTAGTGATAAAGAAATTGCTAGCATTATTGGATGTACACCAAATCAATTTGCATTACATCGTAAGAAAGTTTTAAAATTGGCTCCAAATAGAGCTATAGAAACTTTAGAATTAACAGAAGAAGAATTATCTATTGTAATAGGTACTCTTCTTGGAGATTCTACTATTAGATATGTACATAGTAAATGTAAATATCCAAATCTATCTTATACTCATTGTAAGCAACAAGTAGAATGGGCTACTTGGAAAGCAAATAAATTGTCAAGATTATGTTCTTCTTTTAAATGTTATCAAAAGTTTTGTATTTTTACTCAAACTATTGATGATGTTTATTGTTTTACTGGTAAAAACTTAAAGTGTTTAACTAAATTAAGAGAAACATTTTATGTTAATAATAAAAAGATTTTACCAATAGATTTTTTAAAAGAGCATATGACAGAATTGAGTATATACTGTCTTATGATGGATGATGGTCATTATGACAAAACTACAAATAGTTTTGGGATTAGTACACATTGTTTTGATAAAGAAAATTTAGTTGAATTTTGTCAGTTATTAAAAGACAAGTTTAATTTAAACTTTTCAATAAAGAAAGATAATTCTTTATATTTAAAACATGAATCTAACAACAAAATGTTTGAAATTTTACAAAAGTATAACACATGTTCAAGTATGAATTATAAGTGTTGTCCTCTTTAAACTGGGTTAAAAAGGGAAACTCCTTCTAGGACAATCCTTTACCAAGCTATAATTTAAATGATTATAGAAGGTCAAACGACTAGTAAGTGAAACTATTACATAATAGAATATAATCTTACCAAGAAATCCCAGCTCTTTTTGAGAAGATATAGTCTGAACTTTATGGTAACATAAAGAAATTAGGATAAAGAGCCTAATGATAACAAAATGACACAATATCTTATGGCATTTGAAGCAATGGAAAGAAGTCAGGAGAAATCTTATGACAAATTTGTACAAATTGCTTCTCATTTTTATAAGGTAATTGATAGAGCAAGAAAGATGAGAGATGACCTCAAGATTTTTGTCTTGACTCATGCTGAAAATATAGGCACTCCAGAAGCTCCATCTTACAAGATGAAGACTGTTGGAAAAATGCTTGATAACATGGTTACTCTTGAAGGCTTGTTCACTTATGTATTTTACACAACAATTGGTAAAGATGAAACAACTGGTGCTCCCAGTTATAAGCTTATCACCCAGTCTGATGGTACTACCACAGCCAAGACCCCTCTTGGATGTTTTGATGATATGCTGATAGATAATGATATGGATTATATTGTCAAGAAGATTGATGAATATAATACGGGTGAATAATTAAAAGCTTTTTAATTTATGGTATTTAGTTTTAATTCTGTAGCTGGCATTAAGCCAACAAATGCCCCTGCTCCATTAGAGGGTAATAAAATTCATGCAGTAATATTTGAAGGTGTAGAATCTGTAGATGTTACTAGCACAAGTAATGGACAAACTTACAAACTGATGAGAATTAAATTCTCTAATAGTGAAGGACAGTTTGTAAAGACCTATTTTGAACCTGATGAAAAGGCTGATCAGCCAGTTATCAGTAAGACTTCTGTAGGTGATATTGTTAATCCTTCACCAAATGTTCAGATGCTTTATACTCTTAAGCAACTTCTTGCTATTGCAAATCCTGCATTTAATGAGAAGATTGATAGAGGAGAAGTAAATGATTTAAGCTCTTGGGATTCCTTAAGAGCTGCAATGGTAGCTGCTACTAAAGATTTCATTGGTCAAACTTGTCAAATCAAGTTAATCAAGAATTCTAAAGGTGAAGCTATCCTTCCTGGTACAGTTGTTAACTTTAACAAGGAAAATCAACTGTATCCTGCTTCTACTGTAATTGGTAAGAATCTTACCTGGACTAAGAAGGAGAAAGAAAGAATTGAAAGAGAGGCATCGGCACAACCTACTCCAGTAGGGATGCCTTCTGATAGTCCTTTAGCAGGTGTTGCTACTGATCCTGTAGCAGAACAACCTGTTCCAGAGACTAATTTTAATATGAACTTTCTCTAAGGTATGACATTTACTATTCCAAAAACAGTAAAGAAAGTTACTAGAGAGTTTCTTCTGGAACACAACACAGAAGAAACCTATATGCAAACTTATCTTGGTGTTCCTGTTAAAAAGGGCTTATTTATAAGTCCAATTAGACATGATAAAAGACCAACTGCTTCTTTCTTTAGAAGTAGAGATGGAGCTTTACTGTTTCATGATTTTGGAATAGGTTTTAAAGCAGACTTTGTAGGAGTGGTTAGACAATTGTTTAACCTCTCTTACAGTCAGGCTTTAAATAAAATAGCTTCTGATTTTGGACTTAACAGTGGACAGGAGCAATGCATACCTAAAATTAAAGTTAGTGTATGTGAGGAAACAATTACTGCACACGAAGCAGCACAAATCCAAATAGAAATGCAAGATTTTACACAAAAAGAATTAGACTGGTGGGCATCTTATGGTATTACACC